AACTTTTTCATATGATTTGTAATTTAAAACCTCTACACCATTTGCAAGAATACCAATAGAACCAGGTGTAGTTTCATAAGTTGTTCCCGTATTAACAGGAGGAGTAATTATTCTTGTTAATTTTTGAGATTTTAAAGTTTCTCCAGCAAAACTAAAAGGTTCAATTCTATTATCTGTTGCAACACCAGTTCTTGTACCATCCTCATCAAGGTTTATAAAGTTTTCATTATAAAGGTCTGGTCTACTTTTTGCTAATTTAATACTATTAGCATCTACACGTTTTACAAAATAAAGACCTTCATCTGTTAAAGATGACTTAACAACAAAATTATCTAATTTAGTACCACTGGTAGGGTCTACATAAACGTCATTGACTATCTGTGGTGTATAATAAACAGCATCTCCCGTATAGAATCCATGATCAAAAATAGGAACACCAACAGGAGTAGTAGCATCAGCAATTATATCCCAAGTATCTCCACTAAAGTTTCCATTAAATACAATTCTATTAGCATTAACACCAAGGGATGATGAATCATATGAGGGAATAGATGGGGATGTAATTAAAAGTTTTTCTGTTTTTCTTTCTTTATATACATTTTGAACATCTGAAGAATATATAGATGCTTCTGGGAAATTAAGTGCGTTTACCTTTGAAAGCTTTCTTTCAATTACATATGGATTAGAATCCATATTTGTAGTAATATCAATTTCTCCCTGCTCTTTCATAATGAAAGATCTTGAACCAGTAATTTGACTTATAATAGAAGCAGGATATGAAGTATTTTCTCCTTGAGAACGTGAAAGAACAGATCTATCACCTACTCTAAATTCATGATCAACATCTGTAAAGACTTCGTAAGTAAAGTCTGAAACGTCAATCAATACTAAGTCTCTAACCTTATAAGTTGGTGATACGTTATATGACCAACCACTCAATTTATATCCAGTATCACCAATTCCCAAAGTTTTTATTTTTACATCATCACCACTTCCATAAAGGCAATTTGTATTTGGATATTCAAGACTGTTAATAACACTAGTAATTCTTACTTCAATAGTTTCGTCTGAATCAATTATAGAATTTCCATATGCAAAAGTATTAATACCAACTGTTGCTGCACTATCAATTGTTTTACCAATTCCACTCAATCCAAAAAATTGAGTTAGGTTTTTAGATGTATATGAACTTATCCCAACAGTATTATCACTATATCTAAAATGCAATTCTCCTGCTGTTGCAAATCCAACTGTTGAATCAACATCAAAAATAGTAGAACCTGCAGAAACTCCACCAACTAGTCTAGTTCTTGGTGAAATTTCAAATGTACCATAAGTGGCACCTTCTACTCGTGAATCTCTGTTATATCCAGCATCTACACTAAACTTATAATACGTCTCACCAACACCTACGGCAATTTTTTCAATATGTGTTATAGGAGCATATGCTTTATCAATCTTTTCACCATATTCATCCTGGAATAGAGTAGATAACTCCAAATCCATAGGATTACCAACAATAGGTTCTACAACAAAATCTCTACTAACTTTATAGTTAGCATTAGATGGTGTAAATAGAAAATCACGAGGTCTTATGATATTAACATTCTCATTATATAAAGATTTGAATAGAATCTCAAAACCTCTATCAGTTCCCTTACTTAAATAAAAGTCTTTTGATTGTTTTATAAAAACTTCTTGATCTAGATCAGGAGTAAGTTGCCTTCCTTCTAAACCTGGTGTAATTTGATATTTTGTCTTAGTTAAAAATTCTTTAAGGAATAAACAACTTAAATTTTCTATTGTAGATCCTTTAGCATGTTCATCTGCTTCAGTAGATTCAAAAACTAACTCTTCAGCATTAGTAGGATTTCTATAAGAAGTAATACCACTAAATCCTCTAACACATCCTGTAAATCCAAAAGTTGTTATTCCTGTATATGTAATAATCTCATCATTAATTCTTAATAACCCATAAGAATCTGGAAATCCCAAAGTTCCTGTAGGAAAGTTCTGCATATCAACATCAATTGCATCACTAGTAATTCCAACAGTTGCACCTAACCCAACCGAATATGTAAGATTAGTAAGATTGTCTACTTTCACATATTGATCAATATTATTGACCAAATCAATTGGACCACCTTGATATTCTTGTCCTTGGTAATAAGATTTTAAAAATTCAGCAACTAATGGATAGTCTGACTTTACATATCCAGGAAGCTGATTCTGGACAATGTTATTAAACTGTACTCTTTTTGTTGTCATTTTATAGTCTTTCTATCTTAGTAGGATGAAGCAGCGGATGTTGATGTAGATGTAGAACTACTACTTGATGTTGTAGTAGTTGTTGTTGTACTTGGAGCAGAGGTGCCTACTGTTGTTGTATCACTGGTACGTCCTCCTGCACGAACTAAATTACCATTAGCATAACTTGTAGATGTAATGTAATTGGAACCAGATGGATCTAATCCAGAAGAAATTTCATCAACAACAGTTTCAAAAATACTGTTACTAATATCTAGTTGCAAATAAAGATCCTGTAATCCGATAACATCATTAGAAAGAGGACATGCTGATATTTCAATAATAGTTTGACCATCCTTTATCATTCCAGATTGAATATTAATAGGATTGATAGTCACAACTCCATTTTTATAATTAATTGTTCCAACATTTCTCTTAACAATAGTAGGAGATTGGGATGCTTCAGATGGGAGAGTGAATAAAAATAATGATCCTGTTATCCTATTTGTATTAGGAATATCCGAAATATAAACATCATTCATAATTCCAGCAACTTTAAATGCTGATGATTTGATATTATATCCACTCATACTCTTAATATGAAATTCATTTCCAAAACCAATTTGATATTCTGCAAATGCATTTAACACTGCTCTCAAATCTCTTCTAATATAAATTGTCGTAATATTAGATGTTATAGATTCATTACTTTGGTCAATAATATTTAAAAACTTACTATACTTAAATCTAGCACCATATTTGTTCATTTCAGAAGATTCTGCATACTTAGTAGAATTATTTTGAACTAATGAAGAAACATATGCTGCTGAAGGTGCGAGATTACTGTTATAATAAATTTTTGAGTTAACTTCAATGTAAAGATACTTCAAATCAAGTATTTCAGGGATAATTCCTGCTACAGCATACTTTTTAAGCTTTAATTTAATCTGTTCTTTGATAAGATTGGGTAAAAAGTCACCAGTTTTTGGTTTTATACTAATAAAGACCTTTCCAAACTGAGGAGGAACTAAATCTTCACCTCCAAAAACGGAAATTGACTCTGTTTCGGGATAAATTCTTGATGGAATCAAAGATTCATAGTCATTTGAGGTTACTGCTCTGTTTTGAGACGAATAAATCCTTGGAGCAAACTTTCTAACCGACTCTACGGACTCAATTGATTCTCCACCCGATGCAGTAAGTCCAGTAGTCATCAAAGAGATGCCAGAACTAATTGTATAATCTTGAGAATTGCGAGTATATTGAATTCTACCTGAAAAATTGAAAGAATTCAGTCCATTTGCAGAATCTCCACTAGAAGTAATGTAATCTATTGTAATAAAGTTACCATCTTCGAGTGCTTTTCCAAAAATTCCGTCTCCGAAGAAAATTTGGTATCTTTCATCTTCAATTTCTTGCAAATAATAAACTTTTGACTCAGATTTTACGTCAAAAAGGCTATTTTGTGAACTATATTTTGTTTCTGTCGTAGATGCTTCATTTGGTCGTACAGAAACAGTCATTAAATCAGTATCAACACCAATATTTGGTATTATAAACTTTTGATTCGGTACTCTTGATGAATAAGTGAAGGTTTGAGTTAAAAGTGTGCCTTCAAAAACCTCAACATCGTTAAATTCTGCAATTCCGTTGAAAACTGGAACCGTAATATCACTTAAAATTGAAAAAACGAACGATTGACCACCAAAAGGACTTGATGATGCTGCCACTGGACCCTTTTTAAGAGTCAAAGAAGCAGGTGAAGGTGTAATTCCCTCTGTATTCACAAAGAAGGTTACTGTTGCCCTTGCTGCTTGCCTTGGACGGGGTACATAACCTATGTTTCTTGCTAAAGATATAACATTATCTCTTAAAGTTGCAGTATCAATGAACACCTCATTGGTGATCATGTTTGCATTGTATGATGTAATGTAGGTATTATATGCCAGAACATCTAAAATAGTCGAAAGATTGGATCCCTCGAAGTCATAATCAGTGAATTCTGAGTTAGATTTTAAATAATCTTTTAGAGTTGTCTTAACCTCATCAAAATCGAGGTTACTAAAGTTGGCTAATGGCATTTTTATCTACTTGATTGCAAAACAAATTGTAATTCTTGTGTTGGAATGTTCCTTCCTACTATTTCATATGTTATAGTTAGGTCAAAACTGTTATTTTCATAGTCTGGAAATGCTTCCACATTATTCAACTTAACCCTATCTTCATTAGTTTCGATAGATTCACGAATTTCATCAACAATAATGGTTGCAGTAATGTCATCTATGTTGTCAAATAGGGATTCAGTGATCCTAGAACCAAAAGATGAGTCAAAAAACTTTTCTCCAGGCAATGTAAATACAATATTTCGTATAGAGCGAGCAATTGCGTTCTCATTTTTGAGTGCAATAAGATCATTATTCAGGGGATTTGCCTGAAATGTCATGCTAATGTCCTTAAATCCTTGACTAACCCGTTCTAGAGGCACTATATTACAGCAATTATTGTTTATTTATTAAGGATTGCAAACTAAAATTCTGTCAAGGTCATTGTATCGACTTCATAGTCCAATCCATCCTCTTCAAAATCACCAAAAATCTCACTTTGGACTAAATCATCACGTTTTTTAGGTGTAAGACGGTCATGTGATACCTCTCTTAGCATTTTTTTCTTGGAGTTTTCCATAATTTTGGTATGTTTTTACTATTTAACATAAAAAAAGGAGGGACTTAACCCTCCTTCATTATTTTCCTTGTCCTCGGTATGCTTTTTTTGCTTTATTTCGAGACGTTGCGGATAGTAGTGTTCTAGCCGAGCGTCCTTGACGAGTTTTTTTCGGACGAGGTAACTTATAATTACCATCTTTCGTCACAGTCATCATTGGCATTACCTAAATTCCCCCAATTTACACAATTTACTATTAACGGATTCGGGAGTTGCCTTCACACGATACTCAACGTCATCTTTACGAGAGAGTTGGGTGAGGAGTTTAGCAACTTTATCCCACATTTGAGAGTAACTCATTAAATTACCC